GGAACAGCCTTAGACATTTCAGGCGATATAGACGTAGACGGAACTACTAACCTAGACATAGTAGATATAGATGGTGCTGTAGATATGGCTTCTACTTTAGGAGTTACAGGTGTAGTAACAGCCAACGCAGGTGTAGTAGTAGATAACTTTACGCTTGATGGGACTACTTTGGCTTTATCAAGTGGAGATATGACGCTAGATGTTGCTGGAAACTTACAAATAGATGCAGATGATAATGGTGAAGTTAGATTTTTAGATGGTGGGACACAATATGCAACAATCAAAAAAGATGGAAACAATGCACTATTTCAATCTATCGTAGCTGATGGCGATTTCATAATACAAGGTATTGATGATTCTTCTTTTGTTTCAGCCCTTACCCTTGATATGTCAGCAGCAGGTGCAGCTAACTTCAATGCAGGTATATCAATCGGTGGAACTGAAGTAATAACTTCTGCAAGAGCAATAACAAACTTAACAAATTTAGTTGTTGATGAAATAGATATTGGTGGAGATACAATTACAGCTTCAGATGACTTTATAATTGATGTAGTAGGAGACATTACTCTTGATGTTGCAGGTGGTGATGTAATCTATAAAAGGTCAGGAACTTCTGTTGGGGAAATACAGATTGGAGATGATAACTTTAACATTAGGTCTCTAGTATCCGATAAAGATATAATTTTTAAAGGTAATGATGCTGGTTCAACTATATCTGCTCTTACTCTTGATATGTCTGCAGCAGGTGCGGCTACTTTTAACAATAACGTAACAGCTAATAGAGTAATAGTAACAGATGGTATTGTAGATACAGGTCAAGCTGGTTCAGCGACAGTATTTAATGAATCAGGCTCAACAGCAGACTTTAGAGTTGAATCAACTGGCAACGCCAATATGTTGTTTGTTGATGGTGGTAATAATAGAGTAGGTATTGGGACAGCTACTACAGTTCAGCCATTAACTATTGGAAGTTCTAATAGTGGTGGTTATCTATATATGGATGATGGGGCTAATGGTGCTGTACAAATAAAAGCCTCCACAAGTGCAGTTATAATGGAAATTGTAACTTCTGGTTTTGGTGCATTTGAACAATTTGATTTAAGATTAAATGAATTTAAAATAATGAATACAGGTTCTAATCAAATAGCCAACTTCACAGCTAGTGGTTTAGCATTTAACACAGACACAGCAGACGCTAACAGACTTGACGATTATGAAGAAGGTGATTATGACGCAACTGTAACTTGTGCTAGTGGAAGTATAACTTTAAATGGTAGTTTTAACAGATTGTCATACACGAAAGTAGGTAGGATGGTTCAAGTTAATGGGAAACTAAAAATATCTGCTGTAAGCAGCCCAAGCGGTGCTACTACAATAAATTTACCATTTGCTGTTGGTAATTTTACAGATACAGCAGGTGAAGCAACTTGTCCAGGACTAGGATATTTTAATGGTTCAGCAATAACAGACGGAAGTTATATACTTTATCAAGAAGTGGTAGAAAACACAGGCAATATAAGGCTATATGTGAAACCAACACTTGCAGGATCTAGTAATATAGGTGATAACTATGTAGCAGCAAATTCAGAATTATATATAAATGTAACATATCAAACAGATTAATAAAAATTTTAACAATATGCTTAGTGGATTTTAGGCACAGACAAAAGGAGAAATAAAATGGCAATAACAAAAGAAATAATAGAAGATAAAATAGAAATTGTAGGAGACTACAAAGCTATACAGGTCAGAACAGCTACTGTAATTAAAGAAGATGGAGTAGAACTTACAAGAGCTTTTAGTAGGCGTGTAATAGAGTGCGTATTATCAAGTTATGACGGTAGTTCTTGGACTCATACAGATACAGATGTATCTAGTGAGTCTAGTGAGGTTCAAGGCATATCAGCAGCAGTATGGACAACAGCAATTAAAAACGCTAAAAAAGCAGCTAACGAAGCAGGATAGATTTATAAACCAAACACACCGACAAGTGTGCATAAAACCATAGGAGGACACCATGGAAAATAAAGAAACTGTCGAACAAGAAAGTAAAGCTATAATAGGTGATCAAGAAATTTTAGAATCAGAAATGACTGAAGACCAAAAATATTTTGCTAACCAAATAACTGATTTAAGAAATAAACAAGCTAAGCAAAAATTTGATATGGATCAAATTCAGGCAGCTTTACAAGTTTTTCAAAATCAATTTATCGTTTCAACACAAAAAGTATCAGAAGAATTTTTAGCAGAGGAATCTTCTAAAGGAGAAAAATAATGGTAGAACTTATTGGATGGATAACTACAATCGTAACAGTTGCTTCAATAATAGCAGCATCAACGCCAACACCTAAAGATGACAAGTGGATAGGTAAACTGTATAAGTTTATTGACATGCTCGCATTAAATATAGGCAAAGCTAAACAAAAATAATGCCTACGGTAAAGGACGCTTTAGCAGAACTAAATGCACATGAACGTGAGTGTATTATTCGTTATGAATATATCGAAAAAAGATTAGAGGAAGGTTCTGCTAAATTTAAAAGATTAGAAATGCTGCTTTGGGGAGTATATCCTTTTATACTCGGTTCAATAGTATTAACTAAATTTTTATTATAGGCATAACGATATGCCTTTACAAAAATTTATATTCAAACCAGGAATAAATAAAGAATCAACAGCTTACGCTAATGAAGGTGGTTGGTTTGATTCTAATCTAGTACGTTTTCGTAAAGGTTTACCTGAAAAAATAGGCGGTTGGACTAAAGCAACAGGGACTACGTTTCAATCAACAGGACGAGCATTACATGCTTGGGTTGATAATGATGGAACTAGGCTTATAGGATTAGGTACAACGTGGAAATATTATGCCGTAGAAGGACAAGTTTATTACGATATAACACCTATCAGAGCTACTACAACTAATGGTATAGTTTTCGCAGCTACTGACGGTAGTGCAACTATAACTGCAACAGATAGTAGTCATCAGGTTGTTCTCAATGATTTTGTTACTTTAAGTGGAGCAGTTAGTTTAGGCGGACTTATTACCGCAGATGTTTTAAATCAAGAATATCAAGTAACTTCAGTACCTAGCGGAAATACTTTTACTTTTACTGCTAAAGATACTAGCGGAAACACGGTTACAGCTAATTCTAGTGATTCAGGTAATGGCGGTTCAGGAGCTGATGCTGTTTATCAAATTAATGTAGGGTTAGACGTATACGTTCCTTCTACAGGTTGGGGATCAGATTACTGGGGTTCAGGTACTTGGGGCAGTGTATCTGCTTTAGGGGCTAATAGCCAGTTACGTATTTGGTCTCACGATAATTTTGGCGAAGATTTAATAATGAATGTTCGTGGAGCAGGTATTTATTACCATGATGTAGGTGGTGGAGTGTCTAATAGAGCTGTGGCTCTTTCGGAACTTCCTGGTGCTAATTTAGCTCCTACAGTAGCTTTGCAAGTTTTAGTTTCTGATATAGATAGACATGTTATCTGTTTTGGAGCTGATCCGATAAGTGCTTCAGGAGTAACTAGGTCTAACGTAGTAGACCCTATGCTTATTGCTTGGAGTGATCAAGAAAACGTTGAACAATGGGAACCTTTACCTACAAATACTGCAGGTTCGTTTAGACTTTCCGCAGGTTCTGCTATTGTAGGAGCAATTAGAGCGAGACAAGAAACTTTAATTTGGACGGATACTTCATTATATTCAATGTCTTTTGTAGGTCAGCCTTTTGTTTTTGCAGTTAATTTAATTAACGAGGGAGTTGGCTTAGTTGGACCCAACGCTATGATCAATACTCCTAAAGGCATATTCTGGATGGATAAAAAAGGTTTTTATTCATACACAGGAGCAATACAACAGGTGCCTTGTACTGTAGATGAATATATATTTAGTGATATAAACCAAACACAAAGTTATCAAATATTTGCTTTTGTAAATAAAGCTTTTGATGAAGTGGGTTGGTTTTATTGTTCAGGTACAGCTGATGTTATTGATAAATATGTTACTTATAATTACGAAGAAAATGTTTGGATGATCGGAGAACTTTCTAGAACTTGTTGGTTAGATGAAGGAGTTTTTCCAGACCCAAAAGCTACGTCATCGTCTGCAGATTATGTAGGTTATTTATATAACCACGAAACAGGTGATGATAACGATGGCACCGCAATGACTAACGTATTTATAGAATCTAGTGATTTTGATATAGATCCAGCAGGAGAAGATTTTCAATCAATAAGTAGAATAATTCCTGATATTAGATTTACAGGAGAAGCTAGTTTAGGAAGCAACGGTCAAAAAGTAGATATAGTTTTAAAAAGAAGAAACTTTCCTGGAGAAGAATTAACTACAGCATTAACTAGTTCATGTACTTCAGTAACAACTAAAATAGATACAAGAATAAGAGGACGGCAAGCGGTTTTACGTATTCAATCTAATGAT